TTCCAGAGCTTCTGGAATAAGCGTATCTAATGAGCCGATTTCCGAGTCGAAGCAACTCAACTTCGCACTCGATGACCTCTTTCTGATAGATAGGAGTAACCTCCTTCCCTTGGAAGAAGTGTTTGCCGCAGCTTTCAAAGAAATTTCCTTCAATAAACGATTTCTCGTTGTTTATCTGGAAACCCAAGAAGGCCAAGCACTCGATCACCTGCGTCGCGGTTTCCCGCGGACAGATGATGTCGTCTCCGTAGATCAGAACCTCGCCGCCTGGAGTTAGCATGTCGACTACTGAGCTTACCACAGCCCAGAAGATCAAGGACTCGAGTTCAAAGGTGAACCCGTTCCCCATCGACGAAAACTTCTCTAAAGACCTCTTAGAACCGTCTGGCATCTCTGCCAGCGGCGATCGGAGATCGTCAAGAAGCATTGCCCACTCCAGAGGAAGGAGTTCGTAAACGACCTCCTTCGCGACGGTATCACTTGCCGCTTTAAGATCAAGCGTAGCAAGGCCGGCCTCATAAGCGCGTCGAGCGCCTCTTTGGTTCCGGCTCTGGTCATCCAGATCGATACCAACCCGTTTCAATCTACTACGAAAGTACCCACCCACTCCTTTTTGAAGGAATGAGTTGGCTCTCGGTTCAATCGCAATGATGCGATGGGTTTTCGCATTTTTAGGAACAGCTTCGATCCTGCACGCCTCGACTTTCGTCGTTAGCGCCGGACCGACTGCAGATGACCAATGAAGATCATCTCCTAAAACAGACCTAAATAACCGATCTGCTTTCGGTGTTACTGCGAACGGTAGTTCTGACATCTTCGTATCGACAAAGGCACGTCGCCGAGGAATCTCGTACGTCGCACCCGGTCCCCATCCAAACCAGGGCTCTATCTTGAAATAACTCGCAGGCCCGATTAGCGCAGCAATTTTCCGCTGGGCAGTGTATATCACTGCGGCGACGAAGGGGTTTATCCCTCCGAGTCGCGCTTTTCGGATCCGCAAGTTTGTCTCTCGACAGATGTCTTCAGCGGCAATGAAGCGCTGAAGTGCCTCGGCATCCAAGTCCAGCCCGGTCTTCAGTCCCTTCCACTTGGAAAGGAAACTTACGACCAGGTAGTCCTTTGCGAATGCCTCGGCTTCCTGATAATCCTTCGGGTTTATTTCCATCTTGGCGAGGGCGAGCTGGTCATGCTCGAATCTCAACCAAGCACCCAAGGACACTGGGGTGTCAACCTTCTTGCAAAGCGCGAAAAAGATCTCGCGCATTGACGGGGGAGACCCCGCTTGCTTGACCATTGAGTTTCTCCTGTAGGTGTTCTAGAAGATCAGAACACGTTTTGGAGATTTTCCACCATGTTGGTGAGCTGCGTCTCAGCCAGGAGGAAGTCTGCATATTTACGCAGGTCCTTCCGATCCTGGAGAAGTGCACGCTCCGACATGATGAACTCAATGTTGCATCGGGGAGTATAAGCGATGGTCGGACTGGGCGTATAGCCCGAATCCGCGACACCGAGAGCCTCCACCTTGGGCGTATGAAGCCCAACTTTGACGCGGTTGACACGTTTATCCGAATTCTGACCGGCCTGAGCGGGAGAAGGACGGACCAGTTGCATCGAGATCCTGTTATAAGCGATCGACGATGTGCCGGTCTGATCTTCCCACCACCAGGTACCGGAAGCATCCGGACCCAACGGGATGAAAGTGTGAGCCACAGGAGTTCCCTGTGCGTCGTTAAGAACGATATTAGCGACTGCGGACATTAGGTATACCTTTACTGAGTGATGATAACCACAGAGTGGTCCTCTCACGATGGAAGTTATGCTCTGGATGCTAAATCCAGAACCGTCTTTGCAGACGTGCGTATAGCTCGCATATCATGATTAAGGAGATGATCTCTCCTAACCCTACCGCTTATGCTTCAAGCTGTGCAACTGCTGGCTTAGAAGTGATGCGGCCGAAATGAGTCTTGAGGTTCCTAACTTTGGGTTGAAAGTCGGGGCTCGGGGCATCGGCGAGGATCCTAGGACCGCTCGCGCGAATTCCGTAGTCTGGGCGCTTCCAGTGGCGCTTACAAAGTACGCAGGATTGCCTCCACCAGCTGTCTCCGTGACCGTTTGTTTAGAACGGGCCACGGTGTAACCTCCGGTGAAGTCAGTGCGGTACAGTAGACTAGACTCCATGTTCCTTAAGTACCCTCCGATGTCGACAAACCAGTCGGCTACGAAGGAGTAAGGAACAAGCTCCCATGCTATGGACACAGGATTCAGGCTGGTTAGGCCTGCGACGGCGTTGAGACGTGTCGTCGGGATAGCGTAGTGGGCAATAATCCGGGACGTATAGGTTGATTCCTCAGCCTTCGTCCGGACCACACCTTGTCCGTCTATCGTCGACGTCGTCCTCGAGTCCCCCTTCTCAGAGGCACTCGATTTAACGGGTAAGCTGCGAACACTCCCAGAAGTGGCGACCTTTACCATTTGGTCAGCTGCACCGAAGATGGACCCCGCGAGGGGTTTCCATCCATAGGTCCATTCCAGCCAGATAGACCCCCAATCACGGGGGTTTGACCTTCTCAGCTTTTGTGTGATTTTTACCATTTCAACAAGGGCGAAAGGAGCCTTCTTTAAAAAGAGCTCCCGTGCTTGCTTGAATCTTTGGTTGACCATCACACCAGCTTGTCGAGCTTGGAAGGCATCGACAGAGAGGTCTACATCA